CGCAAGTACCAACCGACGCATCTCCGGCTCCATCTTTGATTAAATCCGTTAAAGCATCTTTCCATTCAATCGGCGACGGGATTTCCATCTCCCAAACCTGATCGGTATAACAAATAGGGCATTGCCGTTCTGGGTCGCGTTTGCAGCAAGGTGGTCTACAACTCATACCGGACACCTCGCCCCCATAAGATCAAAAGTACCGTCTTCGTTTCCTGTTCCATCGCCGTGATAGTAAACGTAGCACTCGCCATTCTGGTCGCCTGAATAGCCGATGTAATTTGTGGCCGTAACGACTTGACCAACGGTCACATCGTCAATGTTGGAAAATGTGATTGAAACATCGACTGTTGCGGTTGTGTCTTCAAAATCAAATTCAGCCAAACCGCGAAGCATTCCGCCCGTTTTTAGTTTCGCAGAATTCGCGAATATTTTTCCGCCAACCTGTTTTCCTTCGAAGATTTCGCCCGCGCTAAAACTGGCAAACGAAAAAACCGTTTCGGTTGTGCTTGTGGTTTCAAGTGCGGTTCCAGCCGCGTTAAATTTCATCAGCGTGCAAGTTGCGGAACTTGGCGTTGTTGAATTTGCCGGTGCTGCGATTCCACCGGCCGGCGCCTGATAGAATCTCGGTTGCCTTGATTGAGTTGGCGGAAAACCGCCTTTCGATTCTCGGCCATTGTCACCAAGAACTTGAGAAACAACCGTTCGCATGTCTTTGGCGAGGTTCAATCCAAGTTTGACACCTTTTTTGTTTGCAGTCATTTTAGAACGTGAACCCCATCGCGTTGAAATTCGCCGAACCTAAAACTTTGTCTTCAACCCAAACCGCATTTTCTTTTGTGACCTCGGTTCCATCTTCGGCCAGGAATACTGGTGAGCTTACATTTTCGCCATTTTCATCGGTTGCGTGAACAATGTTACCTGAACCGTCATCAATTTTCGTTCCCTTGAGAACCCGCCGGTTGTACCAAGCTTTCGCGGGTGTCGTTCTGATCGGATTGCGAAACAGAATTTCAACCGTCACGTCGTAATAAGTAACGGTTGTCTCGCTGATTTCAAATGAATTGGGATCAGCTGAAACCGTGTCAACCTTTCCTGTTCCAGCTGGAAAGCCAAGGTAAGAACCGCTGTTCACATAGTCGATAAAATCATAGAACGAAAACGGATTGAACGAACTGAACGGTTGCGTGATGGTTGCTTTGATGTCGGAAAATGGACGGGTGATTCCAAGCACTGGTTCACCGTTTGGCGTTGCGATCACATTCCCGTCAAAATCCTCGTCAATCTCACCGCTTGCCTTAACGGTTGACCATTTCACCTTTGCTGGTTGTGATAACGGATTCGCCGCCGGGTCTTCTGGATCCAATTGCAAAGAAGCATATCCAACCGTGATAGAAAAAACGATTGGTGATTCTCGATTTGCTGACACTGAAGTCACCCACAAAAACTGACTTCCAAGCTGTTCGCCGAGTTGTGGAACATTCGAATCAGATTTCACCGTGTGCGAGTTGTCGTTTTCTGGATCATCAACGATGACTTCATAGACTTCCGCAAAATCCGCGCGACCTTTATCTTCAAAGTTCAGTTCTTTCGAAAATGAACCGGCTTCACCCGACCAAACTTTTGTGACTTCTGTGACTGCCATTTGATTTCTTAAGTTAGCAAATTTTCTGGTTGTGAAGTGTTGGCCTTGATTGCCGTGAGATTCTTATTCACATTGTTGAAAATTCTATTTGCATCGGCCAATAATTCAGCCGCTTTTTTTGTGTTTTCATTTGTTTGCGCAATTGGGTCTGTTCCTCTTGCGCGAGACAAAAACCGGCTTGAATCCTGTGTGTTTGCTACAAATTGAGATTGACCACCAGGCGATTCATTCGGCGCAAGTCGATCTTTTAATCGCTTGAGTTCTGCGCGAAATGTATCTTCGCCGATTAACCCCTTGAGCTTGATTTTAGCGAGCGATTCATAATCACGTCGGAACCGTTGAAGCGGTGTCAAGTTTGCCTCAATGATTGACTTGGCTTTTGCTTGTAATTCGTTTCGTTTGGTAAGCAAATCAATCTGTTGTCGATACTTCGCGCCCTCATCTTGTGCGGCTTGTGAGATTCCGGATTGTGATGCCCTGAATGCTTCTGCTGCTTCTTTACCACTTCGCAGCAAAATCAATTGTTGCTTCAATCCGTTGATGTAGTTTTCATCTGATTTCTGTTGCTGTTCAGCCGCTCTTGCTGCTTCTTTACGTTGTGCAATCTCTTGCTTTAAAGCCTCTTGTTTTTCCTTTTGTGCTTTTTCAAAGTTGCTTTTTTGTTCTTTTTTCCGCCGTGATTCTTCGGTTAATTCAAGCTGGTTGATTTGAGTGGTGAGCGATTGCAAACTTGACTTGTAAGCATCAACCCGTTTTTGCGCCGTTTCATATCGCTCTTTTTCTGCAATTTGAATCGACTTGTTTATTCTCAACCAGTTGTTTTCCCATGTGTTGTACTCATCAAAAGAGCCTTTCGCGTTGTTCCTTGTTTCAATCGCTCCGCTTAATTCTCTTTCAGCTCGCTCTCGCAAGTTTCGAAGTTCCTGAAGCTGTTGTTCTGGATCTTCAATCAAGCTGATTTTGAACTTTTCGCTTTCCTGCTCTCGTTGCATGAATGAAGTTAAATCGCCAGCAAGCTTTTTTGACCGTTCCATTTCTTCGTTCAGCTTTTTTGCAGCTTCGGTTCCGCCAGAAAAGAATTCGCCGATTTTATAGCCAACCGAGAATGCCGAAACAAACAATCCAGCAAGTGCAATTCCTTTTTCAAGTTTGCTTGAATTGTCAGCTTGTGCCGCGCGAAGTGAATCAAGTGAACCTTTAAACAGTGCAAGTTGAGAAACAAATTCACCAATCTTGCCGCCACCTGAACCGATGACTTGAAGCATGATCGCAAGAGCGGCGGTTGATCTGGCCGATGTGTCAGCCGTGTTGCCAATCTCTTTTTCGTATTGCTTTTGATCATTGGCGGCTTTTTTCAGCACTGGTGATGCTGTGTTTTTCGCTCCAATTAAAAGTTCAACTGATGTTTGTGAAATCATTATTTTGTCAGTTCTTCAAGAACAATTGCATCTTCGTTTTTCAAAGTCCGGTGAGCGTTCAAAAACCACAAAGTTTGGTCAAGTGATCCACCTGCAACCGGTGGTATTCCATTCTCGAACAAGTCAACCAACCGAAATGTTGAAATGTAATCTCGAATGAATTCCTGCGGGCAACGATCAAGAGTGAACCGACCGTGTTTGCAATGCTCACAATCATCACCAATTCCTTCACATTCAGGACATTCAATTTCAATTTGCTGATATCGCTCGCAGCATTTTGAAGCGGTGCAACTTTTGCAAATCACTCCACCTCTAATCAGGCTTGCGACTCTGAACTTTTTTTTTCGTCTGAATTCAACCGGCCAGAAGATAGCAACTTTGTCACTAATTCGTGGCCTTCTGAAGTGCATAGGTATTTTCCAACCGGTGTCTTTGCTGTGATCCCTTCGCCCATGTTTTGAACTTCAATCAAGCAACCGTGAATGGCATCCTCGATTGATTCGGTTAATGTGGTCGCGTCTTTGTCATCCAAGTCAAACGCGTTTCCAAGGACCTCTTCATCAAGCATTGTTGGCGCTCGAAAAATGAAAGTTGGTTTTGGTTCCGTGTCAACATCGCAGTCAAGAACGATTGAAACATTTGAATTCGGGTGAAGTGATCTAGGCATGGTTGTTTTTTTGTGGTTGGTTGTTAGTTGGTTGTCAGTTGAAAAACAGCGTCAAAAATTAAGAAGCGGAAAATGCAATTGTCAATTCATCGTCGCCTGATGAACTCAAATTTGCTTGAAATGTGATCGGATCGGTGCGCAAACTGTTTCGGTCACCGTCGCCATCAACGCTTGTGATTTCTGCTTTTGGTGCGGTGATCGTCACGACATCGGTTCCATCATCCATTACAACTGAAAGTGCTTCTTCAGTGTTTGCGATCCATTTTCCAAAAGCGTCATAAGTTGCAACAAGCTCGGCCTCTGGATCAATCGAACCTACCACGTTTCTATCTGTGATGATTGCTCCTTTGTATCCGCTCGTTTCTGCTGGATCCTCACGCAAAACAACATTGTTTCCAAAGTCGAATTCAACCTTTTGAACGCATGGATTGAATGAAGCAATTGCAACCGTGGAATTCGCAAACCGTAACGGGATGTCGGTTGGATAGGTTGGCGCCAGAATCGTTGCATCGGTAACCTGAACCCATGCGCCAGTGAATGTCCATTCAATCATGGCATCTTTTCCGGATTCGAGAACGATCTTACCAGTGCCAACGCAACCTTTGAGAAGCTTTTTTCGCCCGTCTTCATAAACTCCAATCGTCAGTGTTTTGACGCTTGAGCCGGGTGCTGATGACAGTGGTGAAAATGTGTTTGTTGATTTGACAAACCCACAAGCAGGAAAGAGAAGATCCGCCCAGCCAGGAGCAGAACCAGCACCATCGCCGGTGATCTCAGTTTTGAACGTAACCGTTCCGGTTCTTCCGCCAGTTGTTGAAACTCGATTTGAGAATTTGTTTGCTTGTGGCCGTTGTCGAATTTCGAAATTTGGCGTGCAAACCACATCGAAGAAATTGAAGTTTGAATCGCTTGCAGAAAGGCTTTCAGCTGTGTAAGCAGTCGATTCAATTGCTGCCGCCATCACCGTTTTTCGTCGCAATAATCCCATTTTTTAACCTTTATGATCTAAGTGAATTCGGGTCGTTTTCGTCAACTCTGTATTTGATAGCGATGACAAATTGAATCGATGCTGGTGCTTCATCATCCGGCTGATTTGGTGTTAGCGGTCCAATCATCGCATCGATTGAATTGCCGCCGAACGTGTGCCATGCCGAACCGGTTGTGATTGCTTGCTGGCAAGCTGTTCCAAGTGTTGCGGCTGCCGCGTGCCATTTGGTTGGAGTCTCGCCCAATTCACTTGGAATCGGAAAACAGCTGATCAAGAGCGGCAACAATTGGCCAATTGCTGGTGGATTACCTGGCCGATCAAATTCGGCGAGAGGCTGAACAGCTTGTGGAGTAATCACAACCGTTTGGTCTGCAATGTTATCACCTCCGTGACGTGTCGGAACAATAACCGAAACACCCGAAACTGTTGCCAGCCGGGTTTCTGCTACTGTCACGAAGTCGTCAATCACTGTCATCTTGTTTTTGTTTTCCTATTTCGCGAATCGTGCTTGAATTCGCTGGTTGATCATCTCGGTGCTAATTCCTTCTGATCGTCCTTGTTTTTTAATTTGGTTCACAATGATTGCTCGAACTCTTTTTTCTACTTGCTTTCCTAGTTCATCGCTCAATTGCTCTTGTGAGAACTCAACCAGGTTGTTCACAATGTAAACACCCAACACGCTTGGACCGTATAATTTGCGAATTGGTTTCCTCGATTTGCCTTTTCTCACAAACACGTGATTCCCAAGCCTTGGAATCTTTGGGCCGAAAGCTGATTTTACAGTCTTTCTTTTTTCCTTTTTGCTGATCTTGTAAGAAACGCCCTTCTTTGTTTGTCGTGCTCCAAATTGCTTTAACGGGACCCGTTCATGTCCACGAATGAAAAGGTTGGTTGATATGTCGTTTTCGGTTGCCTTCTTTTCTTGTTTAATGAATTTGATAACGTCTTTCGCCTTCATCACAACCTCTTTTCGAATCTCTTTTCCGATCTCCTTGGCGTGTGCTTTTGCGACTTTATTGGCAATCGATGCTAGTTCTTTTGGAAGTTTCTTTGGTGTTTCAGTCAACACATTCATCAAAGCATTCAATCCATTGCCTTTGATTTGAAATGTGTTTTTCATGTTTCCACCAATTACCGAACGGCAAGAACAGTGCAACCACCATCTTCACTGGTCACTGAAAAGATTGTTCTTGATTCGCGAGTTGCACCAGGTTTAACCGCAACGTCAATTTTGTCGCCTGCATCGACTTCGCTTGATAGGATTCCGGCCGTGTTATCCGAGGAATGAACCGTGATCGATAAAGTCGGCAACACATGTTCACCAGCTGTTGAAAGCACTTGCGGAGGATCGCGGTCAACAATAGCAGATAGGGTTCGAGAACCACCCGACCTTGGACGAAAAACAACCACCTCGCCCATTGTCAAAAGCAGGTCATCGAACCCATCTGCAAAAAATTCGTCAAATTCTGACATAATAAAAAAGCTGGACTAAGCCAAGCAACCGGTGATGATCTGCGCTGCTTCTGGGTAAATCAACTTTTCTTGAGTCTCGTGACGATTTCGAATGATATCGGATCGAAGTGATTCTTCGCGATAAGATTCAACCGTCGTTCCGATTGATGAACCGTCTTCAGACCAGTGAAAAGTTCGTCCAATGCAAGGTTCACGCAAATCATTGCTGGTTGCAACAACGCTGACCATACATTTGGTTTTGTCCCAAATCTGGGCAACCGAAGCGGTCTGGCCTTTTGCGGCTGTGTTGCGAGATCCACCAGCGATCAAGATGTGATCAAGATCAAGCACCTCGGCGAGTTGCTGCGCGGTCACATCGCGAGCACGCGTTTGATCACCAGCACCAGCCGATTGGATTCGGTCAATGATCTGGTCACATCGTCGCAATTCGCGGAAAAGCAAATAAGACAAAGTGAGCGAATTC